GAAGCCCTATCTGGCCAAGTTAAAACAATTAATCTATCTTTCGGAGCTGCTGAAAGATTTCCTATAAGAACTATACAAGATACTAATATTATCGAAATACTTAGCGTCTACGATCAAACCACAGGATTCAGATGGTACGAAGTACCTTATTTAGCTCAAGAGTTTATTCTAAACCCTGTAACAAATACTGCTTTACTTTATCCAGAACTATACCAAGAAGCAAATGAAGTTCCTTATATAATAGAGAGACTTGCAGTACCTAGAAGATTTGTTTCTAGATTTAATACTAACGACCTCCTAGAACTAGAATTTGGCGCAGGTATACAGAGTACGTCTGGTTCAATTCCGAATCCATTTAATGTAGGTATAGGAACAGTAAACGGTATCGACTTATTAAATACAGCTTATGATCCTACAAACTTTGTAGTAAATCAATCCTACGGTATAGCTCCTACAAACACTACCTTGGTAGCTTCTTATTTAGCCGGTGGAGGAGCTGGTTCAAACGTTGGTACCAACGAATTAACACAAGTAGTTTCTTCAAATATCACCTTCCCTAACCCCGTAAATCCTACTACAGCAGATTCTATAAAAGGAACTCTAGCAACTAGTAATGCAGTACCAGCTGTAGGCGGAGGAGATGGAGATACACCAGAGAGTATTAGACAAAATACACTCGCTAAATTTCCTTCTCAAATGAGAGCTGTAACACAGCAGGATTATTTAGGAACCGTACTAGGTATGCCACCTAAGTTCGGGCAGGTAGCGAAAGCATACGTAACAAAAGACACTGCTATATTCTCTCAATATTTAAGAAACGAACCAGGAGAAAGAGATCCTCTTGCAACTTCAATTTACCTCTTAGGTTATAATACAGATGGAACTTTTACAGATCCAGGACCTGCTTTAAATAAAAATATCCAAACTTACTTAGAGGATTATAGAATGTTAACGGATACAATTCATTTAAAACCAGCTTATATTATTAACATTAAAGTAAGCTTTGATATCGTTACGAGACCTAACTTTACTTCGAGAGAAGTAATTGAAGGCTGTTTAGCCGTACTAAGAGTATACTTTAACAGAGAGAACTGGCAGATAAATCAACCTATAGTTCTTTCTGAAATCTATACCTTACTTGATCAGATAGCAGGAGTACAAACAGTTCAAAGAGTTTCTATTACTAACTTAGCCGGCACATCATCAGGCTACTCTCAATATAGTTACGATATCCCAGGTGCAACTTTAAATGGCGTTATTTATCCTTCTTTAGATCCAAGTATCTTTGAAGTTAAGTACCCAGACATAGATATTCAAGGACGCGTAGTAACAATGTAATAAAATGGCAGTATACAACATATTCGCATCAGCAGATGCAACAATTTACTCAAGATACCCGTTAAAGAATACCGGTAGAGATCCTATATTAGAAGTATCCGTTAAGAACTCTCAAGACGGTACTAGATTCTTATATAGAAACCCTATAACAGAAAACCCGTATTATACTTATGATTTAGCTGCTAACGGTAATTATAGTACTTCTGATGCTTACTTTCCTAATACTGACATTAGAAGATCTGTACTACAGTTTTCTGATCAGGATATTAATAAGTTAAAAGTTTATGCCTCTCAAGCAAAAAGCGGATCTTACGCAGCAAGCTTAAAACTATTTTTAGCTTCTGCACAGAACTTAAACACTACTTATTCACTAGACGTATTCCCCGTATCTCAGTCTTGGTGTATGGGAACAGGGCAATTTGCCCAAGTACCTCAATCTATAAACGGAGTATCTTGGTTATATACCTGTCAATCAGGAAGCTCTCCTGCATGGGTAGAAGATACTTTCTACTGGAATAATATCGACTTACCGAGCTGGGAATCAGCTAGCTATAATTGGGAGTATGTACCTACAGGTAGTAGTCAACCCTTCTATGTAGGAAGTGGAGGGTCTTGGTATGATTATTTAGAAGCGACTCAGAGTTTTGATTACATGTCTAATAAAGACATGAATACGGATATAACCGATATAATGACTGAATGGATTTCAGGTTCAATTCCTAACTACGGAGTAATAGTTAAGCATCCTCAAGCAATAGAAGAAAATCCTGATGCATTTATAGATCTTAAATTCTTCTCTGTAGACACTCATACAATATACCCTCCTACTATCGAATTCAAATGGGACGATTCTTACTTCTTCCCTCAAGGCGGCAACTTTGCTTTAAGCAATCAGATTACAGTTGTACTTGCAAACAATCCCGGGCAGTTTACGCAAAATGAAGTATATAAAATGAGAATCGGAACTAGGTATACTTACCCTCCAAGACAATTTACAACCTCTTCTGTATATCTAACTAACTTATATCTACCTGAAAACACTTACTGGGCTCTGCAAGATGTAAAGACAGGAGAAATGGTAGTAGACTTTGATGAAAACTTTACAAAATTAAGCGCAGACAGTATAGGGAACTATTTTACTCTATATACTAGCGGTTTAGAAATTAATAGATACTATAGACTTCTAATTAAGACTAACATCTTTTCTACAGTATACGGACCTTTATCGCTATACGATAGTGAACAAGCCATATATGATGCACTATCTCGCTATGCTCCAGATGAACTATTAACACTTCCCGCTGAAGAGGTAACTTATACCGGTCAGAATTTAGTATTTAAAATCGTAGGATAATGGCACAAGAAGTTAATTTAGTAAAAGAAGTTTTTGGACGTACCACTTACACTAAAGTAATTGATATTTCCTTTACCGAGCTATATACTCCCGACACCGCCTCTATAGCTCCAAGTACTCAGACTACTGTTGAGTTATTCTTTGACGCTTATAACGATTTATTCTTTCAAATACCTGCTACCGGAGAGTTAAACTCTCATGAGTACCTAGTAAAAAGAAGTTTAGAATACTTAGGCGGAGGAGTAGTAACTGATACAGAACAAGCTTATATTGATGAGATAAACTCTTTAAGACAACAGCTTTTAGAAGCAAATACAAACTTTTTGAATATAAATAATTTAGTTTAATGGAATTAGTAGATGTAAGGTATATAGGATCGAATGATCAATATCAAACGTATTCTCCGCAGGATATCGCGTTGATTAATACTAATACTATTATCGGAAGGTATGGTGCGCCAAATGACTATATTGAGTATTTTATTAAAGATCTAGGCAATACAGTCATAGATGCTAACTACTATGCAACTCAATATCAACTAGAAAACGCCGTTGTAGACCCTATAACAGGAACAACAACTCAACTGTACTTAGATCCAGAAAGAGATGCAAGACTTTTAGGGTATAATAGGGGAGTAGTTAACGTTAAGTATAACTTCTTTTCCAGACAATTAGCTTCAGCACCAGCTCCTAGTCAGAATTTCTGGATTAAAGAAATTTCTACTTCTAGAACAGAGATTAAAGCAGCTAGACAAGACTTATCTAATGGAGACTTACAGATTGCCTTTACTGAATTTAATGCAGTACTTGCTGCAGATGCATACTATCCGACCTTCTATTTAAACTTCGGAGCAGATATTCAACTTATAGGAATTAATGCTGTTTATGTAGAAGAAGACGGAAGCGGCTTTGTAATTTTTAAACTGTACGAACCTCTTCCTATAGAGTATGACTTAAAATCAACATTCTGGGTAGTTACTCAAGTAGCAGATCCCGCTGAATTTAACGTATCTATAAATGTTGCACCTGAAACATTAATTGATAGCCTTCCAATTAAAGGACCAAATTTTAAAGTAGCTATTAAAGATAAGGTAGGTCAAACTACTCCATACTATTCTTACGAATCTTTACTTTTAACTTCTGTTACCTCTTCCTTCCAGCAATTAAAGTCGATGATGGACGAGAAAGGTATTCAAATAAACGTCGACTATAGTAGCTTTTCAAATTTTATACACTTTTCTTCTGCGACAGAAAGATTATATAATTTCGTATATAAGGTTCAATTAATCGAATCTGCTTCTGCCGGCCTTGCGCAGACTAATACTGGTACCGCTAAGGTATTATTGCAGAATCAAATCGATACAACCATAACTAATTTTGACGGATACGAGTACTATCTATACTTTACATCTGCTTCAACAGCATGGCCAAAGCAAAATAGCACACAACCTTATCCTCTATATTCGGTAACTTCCTCTCAAGTCGCAACCTGGCTAGGTAACATTAATACTGTTCCTACAACCACTACGATGAGTATGTACTGGTCTGCTTCGTATTACGACGATCAGAATAAAGATCTTTTATTATACGCTACACCGAGTTACATTTTAGACGATCCTGCAAACGCGCCTTATCTTCTTTTCTTAAACATGATAGGACAGCATTTTGATAATATCTGGATTTATTTAAAAGACGTAACCAATCACTACTCAGCGGAGAATAATCCGTTTGTAGGTATTTCAATGGATCAAGTTGCAGACGCCTTAAGGAGCTTTGGCGTACAGTTGTATACTAATACCAGTATTACAGATAACATCTATTATTCGATGTTAGGATTAAATCAAACAGGGTCCGCACTACCGGTTACTTCGAGCGCTTATTCTGTAGTTAATATTGCAAGCAGTAGCTTATATCCGCTCGCAGGACAGCCTTGGCTAACTGCTTCTTTATCTCTACCTCCCTTTGGTGAAGAAAAAATTAATAGATACGTTACTACTTTTGTAACTCAATCTAGCCCCGCTTTTGATATTTCACAGAGCTTTGCTACCCTACCTGCAGCACAAATTCAAGGAGAGACTTATAAACGTCTCTATCACAACCTTGCTTATTTACTTAAGACAAGAGGTACAGAAAGAGGTGTTAGAGCTTTAATTACTACATTCGGTATTCCTGGAGATATTTTAGACCCGCACGAATATGGAGGTTATAATATCTATCAAGTACCAGGGATTCAAGAAATTAGCAACACTAAGATTATTACCGGAAGCGTTTTAAATATCTCTAGTAGTCTCTTATCTCCGTATACTACAATTCAATATTACCAAAACGATCAAGATAAAACCTCCAATAACGTAGAGATAGGATTCTCTCCTGCAGACTCTATTAACGCAAGTATTACATCTTCAGGACTCGTTACTTCTTCTACACAGCCTGGTTACTTTAATATTATGCAGCTTATTGGTGCACCCGCTCTACAGTATTCAAGCTCGTATATACCTCTTGTTGAATTATCCAATAGATACTTTGATGCAGAATATACAAGTAGATATAACGTTTGGGATTTTATTAGAGTTATAAAATATTATAATAACTCAGTATTTAAGATGCTAAGAGATTGGGTACCTGCTAGAGCCTCTGCTACAACAGGTATTGCTATTCAATCTCACATGCTTGAGAGAAACAAGTATCCAAGACACGAACCTACATATACTATCCTTTCCGGATCTGCTAACGTATACATGGTTAGAGTTTCAGGATCAGACGGAGGTTCAGTATTAGGAGATACATACTACGTAGAAAAAATCCCAATACAATACCAATCAAACTCGGTATACTTAGGGAATTCGTCCGGAACCATTTACATGAGTTCTTCTACTAATATTCAAAAATATACAGGAGAATTTAGTGGTAGTACTATACAAACTGATTTTAATACGTTTTCACAAGATGAGGTTTCATCTTACATATACCCTTGGACGTCTTCTATACCTGCTTCTGTAGGAACTGTAATATTTACAACTTATTCTGTAAGCCCTACCTTAAATAATATAACAGGCGCAGTATTATCTCAAAGATTTTTAGATTTAGATTATAACGCAAATCAAATAGTTCCAACAAACTAC